CATCAGGTCGAGTCCGTGTCTTTCCTGTTTCTGCTCCTCTTCGAAGTCCGTCTGCATGTAACTGATCCGAGCGATTAAACCCTCGAAGGTCACTGTTGGTTCCTTATCCCGAAGTTCGTAGAGTTTGCGGTTAAGCCGTTCCGTTAACTGTTGAGCCGAGTCTCCCTGGACGATGGCGAACTGCTGGTAGCTTGTCCTCCTCATTTAAAAAATCACCTCCGTTTTGATATTGTAGGTGATTAGTTTTCGTTCGGTAAGGTACCTCCCCTATTTAATTAAGATTCTGTATGCGTTGTCTTTTGCGGAATCTTAAATATGTCTAAATATTAGGAACCGGATTGGTTCCCTATCGAATTGTATCACTATCACCTAATATTATTATACTCTTTTTTGTCGGTTTGTCAATTAAAAAGTAATGTATTATAATGTTTTTTGAGGAGGATTAAAACAATGGGAAAATGTATGAAATGCGGACACTCTTAAAGATACAGTAGCTCACATCGAAAAATATTCGTAACAAAAAAAAGACACCCGTTTCCGAGTGCCTCTTTCCGATGGAGAACTTAAATGACTTAATCGTTCACCATATCGATTCACAATTCAATTATACACTATTTCAGCAATTTCGCCCACGTCTTTTTCCCTACCACTCCATCGGCAGTAAGTCCGTGTTTTTTCTGAAATGTTTTAACCGCCTGTTCTGTTTTGCTTCCGAATATTCCGTCTTGTTTTATCTTCAGTTTCTTCTGTACGGCTTTAACGTACTTACTCTTACTGCCTTTACGGAGTGTAGGGTATGCTTTTTTAACCGCCTTTTTCTTGGTGGTCGCCTTGACCTTCTTGTACTTCGGTCTGGCGATACGGCTTATCTGACTGATATGTCTTTTACGGAACATAACCTTTCCGCCATTTGCGTTGTTACCTACTCCGGTATTACCTTCAAGGGTCTTGTACCAGCCGTTTCCGAGGTACTTCCACACAAAACCGACATGATCTGAATTGCCGTTGTGGTCGAAGTCGAAGAATACAATGTCTCCGAGTTTGCCGTGTGTCTTCTTCACGATTCGCTTGTGTTCGATGTAATAGTCCGCAAGTGTTGGAACATATGCAGTCTTCTTTCCGCCAAAGTACAACTCCGATGCGTTTGCCTTTTTGAAACACCACCATACGAAAATCGCGCACCACGGAGTTCCGTTCATTCCGTAGGCTTTTCCGTACTTCGTCTTGTTGCTCCCTGATGGTTTCTCTTTGTAGCCTAACTGCGATTTTGCGATTCGCATAACCTGGCTAGCAGTTGCAGTCATTACGCCACCTCTTCGAAGTCTTCCGTATCGTCTGTTTCTAGGTCAATGTCGAAGTCTTCTGAAATGTTATCACTCATCGCATCCGTAAAGCCTTCAGCGAGAATGTAAGCGATGAGAGTTGCTCCAGCCATTATGATTGAGGTTACCTGTGCGATTGTTTCCTGTGGAACCTTGTACATAACGAGTATCGGAGTGATGAAGCCGACAAGAGCCAGCCAAAACTTTCTGCTTGTTAATTTACGTTTTAAATCCATATCAATTCTCCTATTCTGAATAAAGTACGATATATCTGTATGTCGTGTCAGGTGCCAGACCTAACGTTGATGAAGTCATGTTTCCGATGTAGTACGAAACGGTGTTCTTGTTTCCCTTGAAACGAGCACATGCACTTGAGTTCCCGGCATCATTTGACGAGAACGAGTTTGCCGTCATCGTAGATGTTCTGGTATACGTTGTAGCCGCTGATGTCGAGTTCTTGTAAATGATGGAAACAACACCCTGATTTGCGGTTCCTGAAGTAGCGTAAGTCGGAGCCTGTGTCGCTACCGATTTTGTCATGTTGTAAACACCGACATCGTAACGGTTCTTTGAATTGTACCATTCGGTGTTCCCTGCCGATGTGTTGTTGTACGCACCGCCATCAACGAAGATGGTAAGCGCAATCGGATAACCGCTTCCGGAATAGTCCGTTGTGAATGTTTCCTTTGTCGCTCTGGTGCTTCCTGTTGTGAACGTTCCTGTCGAAGCGAACGAGCTTCCTCCTCCGCCTCCTCCGGAATTAGTACCAACAACACGACCGTTTGCGTTGAATGCGATTTTCCCTGTTGCGATGTCGCTAGCCGAAGCCGTTGCATTTGTTGTTACATAAGCGGAAGGCTCAACGACAGGTGTAATTCCGTTTTCATCCCAGTGAAAGGTGGCGTGGTCTCTGATTGTGTCGCCCTGTGATGTGACACTTTCGTAATAGACCGTGTATGTCAGCGATATGTCTGTTGCTTCGTTGAGTTCGCATCCGGCTTGACTGTTCTCGAGCATTGTCACCACGATTGGTCTCTCGTATATATAGGCCTCGGCATATTCCTCAAACGTACAGGTTGGTTCCCATTCGTCGCCTCCTCCTATGATGGTTACAACGAAGACATCCTGACCTCCTCCGCCTCCGGAGTTTGTGCCGGCAGTTCTGACCCCACTTGAAGTGTAAAAGTATTTACCGCTCGCAACATCTGCTGCGGTAGCCGTTGTGTCCGTTACATCAGTAAAAGAAGCAGTTCCCCCTCCTGTCTTCGGAAGGGTCACCGCCGGAACTGATGAGTAATTCGCTCCTAAAAGCGTTATGTTCTGTGCCATTTGGCACCTCCTATGAAATGCTTAATACTTTCGTTGTTGCATTCTGTGAAACCGTAGCGGAAGTAAGTGATCCAGACACCCCGAAGATGGAAACTCCGCTCTTGATGTTTGATGCAACCAAGTTCGCATCGCCTTTGATGGTCTGCGCACCTGTTAGGTATGTTGCCGCTGCTATCGTCTGGTTGCTGGTTCCAGGTGTAAAGGTAGCAGCCGCTTTTGTTGTTACACTGGCTGTTAAAGAAACGGAACTGTTCTTTGCCGTACCTGAACTAACGTAACCTGCAGTAACATCAGGTGTTACAGATACTGTCTTCGAAAGCGTAAGCGTGTTGGTTCCGGTAGCCAACGTTGCACTCGTTCCGCTGATGGTACTAGGTGCCGTTGCTGAACCTGAAGCAACAGACTTTGTCACCTGTGATGAATAATAACCTTCTGGAACTGTAACCGTTGCTCCCGAAGCCGTCAGGTCGCTTGCAGATTTCGTATCAATCGTTCCAGTATACTTCGTTCCGTCTGCGTAGGCAGTGTTGCCCGAAAGCATCTTGTCGCCACTGTCCAGCGTTGCATCCGATGTATCAAAGAACTCCGCATCCCCTGTTGCGTTCGCTAATGGAATTTCGATTGATGGTACGTCTGAATAAGTTACTCCGTTAATTTTTACATTTTTAGCCATTTTAATTATGTCTCCTTCTCTACGTGATTTTTAATTTGCTTCCGTGCCAACTAATCTTCCCATAATTACTCGGCATCGGATTTACTATGATGTTTGTTGTTAGATATTTGCCTGCCGTGTTTAAAGTCTGAATGCTTTGGTTCGGTTCGATTACCGTCTCGCCTTCATATGCCTGAGGAGTGATGATTTCTCCGAGGTCTACTTTGAACGGCGATTCTTCAGAAAATCCGCAAGTGAAAGCTTCTTCCTGAAAGAACTGCACGTTCATTACGATTTCGGTTTTCATTCGAGTATATCCTCGTTCAGTACATCCTTGATGGCAATACTGAATTTACTCGAGGCGAGAGCATCGTTTGCAGTTGTGAGAACTCTGACCTGCGCTACTGCGGTCTGTTTTGAATCGAACTGCTTCGTCTCCTCCTGTGTCAGCCTTACCCTTACGTTATTTCCGTCCAGTGTCATTCCGGAAGGAAGTGTTCCGTCCTGGTAGTGCTTCAGGAGGATAACGGAACCTTGCTTGTAGGTAACCTGAATCTCTGCACATTCAGATGTATCAATCGGCAGTGCAAACACGTGCGTTGGTGTAGTTACTCTATACATTAGAATATTACCCTTTCTATTTCACTTTTTATCTCTTTAAAGTCTGTGATTCCGTTTCCTGTTATTTCGTGCTCGATTAACAGGTACAGACTCTTGAGCATCAACTTTTGCTGTTCTTCCATCTCTTTCATTCTGTCATGATCTTCCCTGTGCCACTTGTCCAAGGTTTCAACTTTCTTCTCCAGTGCTTTTCTCGGCTCCTGGATTTCGATTAAGACCTTGTACACCGCCCACAAGGACAATACAAGGGAAAGGATTGCTCCGATGCTTTTCACTGTTTCGATGTTCATTTTTCCCTCTTTTCTGAAAAAT